AGCAGTAATTTGAATATTATTCTGTTTGCTTAGTTCACTTAGAAGTGTTTCAACAGGAGTGCCACTGTCTTCGCTAATAGTAAAAACACTCAATGTAAAATTCTCAGCGGCATCGCCGTCAGCAAATATATTTTTAAAAAAACTCAATACAGTATCGTATACGTTTGAATCAATGAGAAGTTCACGCTTGTAAAATTCATCAAATAATCTTACTGTGAGATCTGTTTTTGGATTTGTATAATTTACTGTTGCCATTGTTAACTCGTCTTAGTTTGATCTGGAATAGTTACTGGTTTAGTTAGGTTAGTATATGGTCTTGCTCCAACAGTTGTAGGTATTGGTTTTAGTCCTGATGGTGCACTAGTGCCAACGGCTTGGGTAACAGGTGCTTTAGGAAACAATACACCACGTGCAGCTCCTGGAAGATCCTGTTTAATTTGTGATCTAGCAATATTTTCTGATTCTGTTTTTAGTATTGCTTGCAAGTCTCTGCCTTTAAATGTTTCATATGCAGTACCACCTTTTTGTATGGCTCCAACAACTCCTGCTAGGTTACCAGCACTTAAATCAGTTATTATGCCACCAGCAGCATCAACTAACCCGCCTTGTCCAAATATTGTTCCAGCACTTCCTGGTCTTGCCAATGGTGATGTGATTGTATCGTAATTTGATGGGTTTGCAAAACTTGGAATTGCTCCGTCTGGTTTGGTGCCAGTTAAGGCTCCATGATAATACTTCACTGTTTCATAATCAAAGGTAAAAGTATTTTGCATAATACCGGCACCTTCGCTATAGTTATAGGTGTCGTGTTCAAAAGAGCTGATAATAGGATTAACCAGAGTGTAAGCCGCCCATTGATGATCATTCATACCAAATATAGTAATGTCACGGAAGAACGCAGGCTTTCCTGCTCTAGCACCATCCATATAACTTTCACCAATATAACCCCAGTCGTTGATTTCTCTATCCTGAGTGTATATGTCTCTAAAGCCATAAGGGAATGCTGCACCTGGATCAACTCCTTGTGCATTTGGTCCAAGGCTTCCATTTGTTACTGCGGCATCAAAATACTTTTGACTTGCATCCTTATAATAATATGAGTAATAGTTATACCATAGTGTTCTACTAAGGTCGCTAGTATCATCATGCATAATGCANGTGATAGGATCATAGTCAATTTGTGTCTGAACCTTACGTTTTCTATTGTACTGGTTCATAGTTTCAACTGAAAACTTATATGATGGAAGTTTNACTTCTTTAACNAGNAAGTTGAGNTTNGTTAAATCGTTTACTTGAAATACNTTTGCAAGTTGNGGAATCTGTTGTANNTTTAAATTNAANACAACNTGGAATAGAAATTTACGACGTGGAGAAAGAGCTCCGTTATTACTACGGAAGGTCTTACTCGCATGTGTATAGTCTTTTAAGAAATCGTTGCCAAAAAAACCTTTAAGTACGTCTTCACCGAAAGCCATAAGTTACTCCTTAAACTTAATTAGCCCGTTACAACGTCACCTAGTGTTCTTCCTACTGTAGCACCAATGCCTGTTCCAAGAGGTGTTTGAACTGCGTTGTCATAACGTATTGATGTTTCAATAGTTACTGGATCATTTGACCCGTAATCTAAATCACCATAGTTAGCATTTACTAAGAAGCAACCATATAGTTCCCATGTCTCAAGTACGTTTGGTGTGCTTGTACCATTACCACCGTCTAGTACTTCACAACGTGTTGTAAATTTGTAATCAATACCCGAACTTGCTGATGCTTGCTCTAGTGTATCCATTTGCTTTTGAATTTGCTCACCAATTAATCTACTTACGTGTCCGCCAGCATCATCTCTGAATGTTGCTGATACTGCGTCCCATGTTTGACGACCAGCAAGATAGATTCGACTGTTGTAGATTGGAACTTCAATTTCTTCAAAGTTTATAGTTGGTCTAGTAAAAGTCATTACCTGTTTGGTAAGTTCTGTTCTAGGTGTAGACACGCCAAGATTCTCAAATACCACTCGGTAGCGATATTTTAACTTTGGCATTAACAGTCCTTGAGTAGCACTCGATTGGTCTGATGCCAAAGGCACTGTCATTCTTGTTAGCGATGATACGGCCATTTTCTAATTCTCCTTATTACAAATATTATTTATCAATATTTCGCCACAAAAAAATGAGGCCTAAACCTCATTTTCATGTATTTAAAGTACTTTAAACTGCGGCTGAGCTCGCTACATTACCCGCTGCTATCTCACCTGTGTTCTTAATCCTTACTGGTATGTATATAAACTCAACAGCTTTAACTGGCTCAATTGCAACATCTACATAAAGTTCGTTTGCGTCAATTCTAGTTGGTGTGTTATTTGATTCGTCACATACTACCAAGTAATCGTATATACCACGTTTTGCTACTAAGTCAATCATCAAGCTCTCAATGCTGTTTTTAATCTCATCACGTGTTGTTTGATCGTTTGGCTCAAAAACAAAGTTCTTACCAATTGTTTCTAATCTTCCTCTAATAAATGCTACTAATCTAGCAACGTTTATTCTATCAAGCGAACTACCAGTAAATGTTGTTTTATTACCATAGTTAAGTATTCCTGATCCAGGAATAAACGTAATTGGATTAATACTATTCTCATAAAGTGTATCTCTAATACCTTGTCTTATAGCAGTTTGCGTAAATTCTCCTGTAAGTGCGTCTACATATCCTAACTGTGTTGCGTTATCAACAGTTCCACGACGTGTGCCTGCTGGTGCTAACCAAGGATAAGCAACATCATCTGAACGAACAACTGTTCTTAGTATCATATGTGTTGCTGGAGCAACTACAACTGTTCCGCTTAGATCAGTTGTTTGACAACTTGGATAGAATACACCAAAGTATGGATCTGCAGTTGTTAAGCCATCTCCATTTGCATTGGTTGCCCAATTGGTGATATCTGTTCCTGTATCCGGTGTACGCATTGGCATGTCGCTTAGGATAAATCCTGTGTTGTTTCTCTCGTTGTTTAGTGCTACGAGGTTAGTTGCAAGTTCTTCGTAGTTAGGGCAACATAATAAGTTGTATACCTTTTGCTCTTCACGTAGTTCTTGTGTTCCATCTACTGATGCTTTTAATGCTGCAACAACAATAGATCTGACTGCTCCTCTTCCTGCATACATAGCCCCATTACTTTGTAATCCGCTTGCAGTTACCCATGCATCTGTTACAGTTGGTAATGCACCAAATGTTGCAAAAGGAAAGTCTGCAGAGTTAAAGTAATTAACTTGAAAACTCTTTACATTAAATCCTGAACGTCTCATATTCCACACTAACATTCCTTCCGGATATAGTGTAGGATCTGGCTTGTCAAGATCCACATAGTCGCTTGTCAACAAACTTTTAATAGTTGGAATGTCACCTGTAATTGGATCAGTTGTACCGTTACCAGCCCAACGTACATCTGCAAACAGTATACCGTTTTGTCCTGTTTGATCTGAGTTATCAAGTAATACCCATTGATCAACAGTCAAAACACTTTGCCATCTGTAAATTTGTGGATAGTTGTCTAAGTCAGCAGTTGAAACCCACAAATCACCATATACTAATGCACTAAGATCGCTTTGTGTTGTTGGAGCCGTTGCAGAAACAATTGGACCGTCGGGCGAAGTGGTTGATAGTGGAAAACCTCTTTGGTCTGTAGTTACGTTTAGATAACCTTTCCATGTGCCACCACTTTGAATCATAATATCACAATCACCAGTTGCACTATAGTACCAGTTTGTTCCATCTACTGGATCAATGCTTGGTGCAGTTGAGCTGGCAGTGTAGACTGGAGTTGTTCCAAATCCTAATGGAATCCAGTTACTTAGAATTAAATCACTGTTATTACCTGCTCTAACTTGTCCTGTTGTAATTGTAGTGCTTATTCCTGCATCAGNAACTGGAGTGCCACTTGTGTCTTTTAATATAATTACNCCGCCTAATGTGTGTTCAATTTGTACTGCACCAGTTGATAATACTCTTGCAGTTGTATTTGCCACGTCTGCGGCAGTAAATGCAGTAACAAAATCAGTTGCGGTTGTGCCTTTAAGTGTAGCAGTGACCGCAGTAGTTAAGACTGTACTGTTTTTTGCACTTGCTTGAATTGTAAATGTTTCTTCAGCAACAAATGTTGGAGTAACAGTTGTTCCAGTAACAAGTGTTGCACCAGTTGTAAATCTTTCTAGAAACTTACTAGTATATGTGTTGTTCTCTTGTACATTGTTCTGTACATAAAGTGAACCAGCTGCAACATTTGTTCCGCCACCCGCCGGATCAAGTGTTTTCAATGCACTTTGATCATTAGCATAAATTGGTGTACTTAATGTAGTAAATACATCAGTTGCCACAGAATATTGCTTAACCACTAGATTTGCACCTGAGTTAACATTGTTTAACTTATACCAAACACTACCTGTTGGATGTGGTTCTGCATTTGTTGCTCCCCAAGGTGGGTTGTTATAGTTGTAACCTTGTTGTAGACCAGGCGCATAATATGGTTTTTCTCCACTAACAGCAATACCTAAATCTGCTAACAACGTACCTGTAAGTCCAGCTTCAACCATTAAGATACCATTTCCATCATCTGTAGAACCATCATTTGATCCTTCTGAGTCAACAAATATTTGTATTTTTCCATTTGCTACTGTAGATACAACACCTGCAATTGATGCAGTATTGATATCAGCAGCCATTGCTGCAACCGTTGTTCCATCAAGTGTTACAGTAACATCGTTTAATATAATAGTTTGTCCGTTTGATAATACCGGATTGGTTGCAGTTCCAATAATAGTTGGCCATGAATTCTTCCATGCATCGCTTCCAATTAATACCCAACTATTTGCAGTTACACTAGCGGCAGTATTACCTGGCGACTTATAATACATTGGATTGTTTGTATTTGTAACATTAATAGCATAGTCACCAATGCTACCTATACTTGCTAATGGTATGCCTGCTGAAGTACCACCAACTAAATCAGCAACATTTGTTATAACTGTAGGCACTTTATTTGTAAAAGTTTCTGTAGTTGCTGACCATTCAAATGCACCAAATGCACTCACACCTACATCAAACCAGTATACTCCGTTAGCAGGATCTCCAGTTGGACGTACCAATGTAGCAGTTAGTTCGCTTAGGTCAACATCTGCTCTCTGAACAAATGCTCTATTGCTTACTCCTAAAACAGAGTAGGCTGCAAGTAAGCCGTATTCGTTAAGTTCGTAACCATTAATTGATGTTCCGGCTGAAGTACTATAAAAGAACGGTGTACCAAATGTGGCAGCTAAATCTCTTTGTGATGTAATCAAATAAGGTTTGTTTGCATTTGCGGCAGTAGTTCCGGCGGCTACGCCTACTCCTGCTCCGCTTACTTTGTTTTGTGCAGTTGCTATCAAAACAAACGGTACTGAATTTGTTGCGGCTGGAAGATAATTACTTTCGTCAATAATAGTAACTTCTACGCCTGGTGATGTTAGTGCCATGTTTTTCACTTCCTTTAAAATATAATCTCTTAATGATATTTATAAGAATCTACCAAATAATGCCGTAAACACTGCCCTTTGCAAAGGTTTGCTTTGCTAAATATCCGTATGGATAGACCTATTTGTAATGCATGTAATCGGCGATTAGTAGCAGTAAATTATATTCGAGAAGGTAAAAAACATTATCGCACTAGATGTGATAGTTGTACGCGGAAAAATCGTAAAGCAAAGCCTCCAGTTCCCCTTTGGCAACTTGATGGTTACAAAAAGAAAAAAACATGTGACCGTTGCAGGTTTGTTGCTAAGAGCGGAGCACAGATATTAGTATATCATATAGATGGTAATCTTAAAAATATTAACCTTGCAAACCTTAGAAGTGTTTGCTTAAATTGTACTGTAGAAATAATGAGGTTAGATTTGCCTTGGAAAGTGGGAGATTTAGTTGAAGATTAAAAAAATAAAGGAAGAATTTTTTGTTGACATTCTGCAAAAAGAAATACTTGTTATAACAATAGGCGAGTCCTGGACTTATGGTGATAGTCTAGATGAGGCAGAACGTCGATTACAAATCTATGGAAAGTTAATTGCTAATTCATTTGATGCAGATTATATAAACATAGCTCGCTGCGGAGCTTCAAACAGCTGGATAATTAACCAGGCTAAAAATTTATCTAACTGGATTGACTTTGACAGTTATAAAAAAGTTTATATAATCTTTACATTCACCGAAGCTGGAAGAGACTTTGAAGAGAAAAAAGATTGGTTGGTTGACTACAGCACATATTATTCTAACTATATAGACAATCTTACACCAGATTTTTACAACCGTATAATAAGTGATACCGAGAATATTTGGTCAACTGAACTTAACAAATTTGCGAATAGTTTACCTAAGAATGTAGTAGCAGTTCTTGGTCAAAATTTTGCTTGGCATGAAGGTTTTTATAAGTTTTCCTACAACAAACAAGTAATAAAACTTGAAAAAAATTGGCTTGAGACTATTGCTGACCAATTAAAATTAGCACAGCCGCCAAAAGCACAACTAGTTACTGGATGGATTTTTCAAGTTTTACATGGCGTAAACAATATACTTGATATAACAGATACTAGTTCATATAAAGAATGGACCCTTTACAAACTCGACGAGGCGTTACTTGTTAATGAGTGGCTTGATCAGAGTCCAGTAAATTACAAAAAACATAGCAAACATCCTAATTCTCTAGGACACCAAATATGGGCAAATTATATTATAGATCGTATTTCATTTTAGGAAAATCAGAAATCTTGTCAAAGACAAATGAATGTAAATCTTCAATACTACTATCATTAAAAATTATACTATCAAACTTAGTGTTTACATCTATCCACTTGTATTCGCTTTCGTGAATATCAAATCCACTCATTAAGTTACTTGTATCTAGATTTGCGTTATCAAGGATCGCTCTGTGAAACCATATCGGGTCTTTGCCTCTTTTTACTTGCCAGATCTTGCCACCAAGTTCTCGAATCATATTTTGTTCGTTACGAAAACGCACATCTGGCACAACATAGTTTCCAGGATTGTCTATCATATACTTCTTAAGTAAACTTACCCATACACCGTTGTCAAATCCTTCTCGCATACACTCTGTACCAAATTCTTGTAATACGATCCGCGGGGTAATTGTTCTGCCAGTTTCTTTAGTCCAAAACTCGTCTACTTGTTCACGCCATTCACGGCTTTTATTGGTATCACCTTCTAGCATAGCTCTGTCCCAACCAAATATAGTTGCAACACCGTCTTTAAGTTTGTCAGCAAAACTTACTTTAGTAAATCCTTGTTCTACTAATATGTCAGCAACAGTTCCTTTACCAC